CTAACTTTCTGCGACACTTTTGCGACATTTTAAAGGGTTGAATCTCGAAGCTTCTTCAAGATGATTCGGCGCAAAGTGGGCGTACCGCATTGTCATTTTGATATCGGTATGACCGAGTATCTTTTGCAGTACGAGTATATTGCCACCGTTCATCATGAAGTGGCTTGCAAAAGTATGTCGTAGAACGTGAGTTAGCTGACCAGCAGGAAGGTCTATCCCGGCCCGTTCAAGTGCATTCCTGAAAGCGTAATAACAAGGCGTGAATATTGCGCCATTTTTTTTTGGGAGCTCACCTATCAGATCCAAATCAAGAGGGATGGTGCGATTACGTTTACCTTTAGTTTTTATAAACGTTACTTTTCCTGCTGAGATTTGGGAGCGTCTCAGGTTTTCGGCTTCACTCCATCTGGCCCCTGTTGCCAGGCATATCTTGACTATCGTTTCGAGGTCTTTTGCTGAACTATCGCGACATTCCTGCAAAAGTTGGTCGATTTGCTCGATGGTAAGATATGCCATTTCACTTTCATCGACCCTAAATTGCCTCACATTTTCCAGTGGGTTCGGTGCTGCCCATTCTCCAAGCCTCTTCAGTTCATTGAATACAGCTAAAAAATAGGCGTGTTCAAGGTTCATTGTTCGAGGTGAAACCTGACTGATACGTTTGGTTCTGGCAAACTGGCCATCAAGTCTTTTTGCTCGATACGCGGTGAAAAGTTGTGCGCTGAACTCAGTAGCTAGAGGTGAGCCCATGCAATCAGCTGCCCATAGCATAGCGCTCTTTCTCTTATCTCCATCACGTAGCGTAATACCATGGCGTTCATACCAAAGGTGAACGAGATCGGATAGTTTGCGCTTGTCTTTGCCATCGCCGAGCCATGGGGAGTCATCAATTTTTTGTAGAGTGTAATTTTCAAAGGCTAAAGCTTCACCTTTAGTCGAAAATTTTTTACGAACCCTTTTACCCTGCTTCCCATTGCTGCGGTCTACAGTGTAGAAGTCGGCTACCCACTCGCCGCTACTGAGTTTTCTAACTGCCATCGACTAATTAACCGTTGATAATTGTTAGCACTACGCAACCAATAATATTTATGTCATCGAGAGCGCAATCGAAGGCTGCGCCAGAACCGCTGACACGAACTTTTTTCACTGGAATCCGGGTTAGGTTTCTAATGCCCGTTTTACCTTCGATTTCAACTAACCACTCACCGTCATAAACTTCGGAAAATTTTTGTTCAATCACAAAAATGGTCGAGCCATCAATCACGGCCAGCGGTTTCTGTGCGACGTTTTTACCTGGAAGAAAAACAGAACGATCTAGCAGCATGAACCCTGAGTCGTAGACCTGACCGTCAACGATTTTATGTCTCGGGACACGCAAAACATCCAGTTCATCATCATTGAATTTTGGACCGATACCAGTCGTCAACCATTCAAGGGTAGCGCCTGTTTCTGCCATGCATCTAACGACTATGTCAGAAGGAAAGTAGTCTCGACGATATCGCATCGCGAGGCTACTGCTGGCTATGCCAAGATGTTCAGCCAAGGCTACTTTTGTTTTGAATCCATAAGCCTCAATAGCCCTATCCAAAACAGAAGAACCACCTGACTCAAAGTTAATTTTTAGACTCAAGCTAAAAACCCTCTTGATAACTAGACCGAATCAAGTGTAGGATTCGGTTTGTAGCTTTTAGTGAATATTGACTTATATTGCCCTGTATTGCCGTACAGGTTAACCAACGGAGTTTGCCTTATGCGACCAAACATTACAATCGTCATCCCAGAACCCTATCTGCCTTTAGACGAATACTGCCGCCGTACTGGTACTAACAAAGAGACGGCTAAGAATTTGATTGAATACGGGAAATTACCAATCAAACCAAAAGGAGAACAGAAGAAAGGCTTGGTTGAAATCAATATGGCCGCTCTGACTATTCAAGCTCTGAGTGAATGTGACATTTCACTCAACGTGTAAATCATCATAGTGATTAGAGGGAGTCTAAACATGTTAGATTTTCGCATTTCGTCACATGCACACTTTGATGATGCATGCAGAAAATTCGCAGCCACGCATAACGTGAAAGAGTTGGCGGATAAAGCTGGTATCAAGCCGCATACGCTTTACAACAAACTCAACCCGGAACAGCCGCACCAGCTCACTCCACGTGAAATCTGGACGCTCACAGATCTTACCGAGGACTCGACTTTAGTCGATGGTTTTCTGGCTCAGATTCATTGTCTGCCTTGCGTACCGATTAACGAACTGGCGAAGGATAAATTACAGGCATACGTCATGAACGCCATGAGTGACCTCGGGAAACTTGCAAGCGGTGCCGTAACTACTGAACGCCTGACTCCGGCTCGCAAGCAGAACATGATTGCTAGCGTCAACTCAGGAATCCGTATGCTGTCTCTCTCGGCGCTGGCATTGCAGGCACGTCTGCAGGCCAATCCAGCCATGTCCAGTGTCGTCGATACGGTGACCGGCCTCAGCGCTACATTCGGTCTGGTGTGAGGTGGCTATGTTGGAAAATGAACCCTCATTCGCGTCTCTGCTCGTTAAGAAAAGCCCAGGTATGCATTTCGGTCATGGCTGGATTACGGGGAAAGATGGAAGGCGCTGGCACCCAAGCCGCGATCAGTCCGAATTATTAAGTGGGCTGAAATCAAAACAGGCAAAGCCGTCAGCCTTTTTAATTATTCGTATTGCTCATTTTATTCTAAAAGGAGTGAAACATGTCACGCGATGATTTGAGAATAATACTGGGGGCCGTTATTCCAAACATGGAAGAAGGCTTTGAAATTAAAACTCGCGACGGTGCAATTCTGCGTGTTGACCCTAATTGGGAATGCTGCAAGGAATTTAAAGCGGGACTACAGGAGGAAATCATCAGTCAGTTGAAAAGTAAACCAGTCCGCGTTTTTGGCTACAGCTAAATAAACCACCGTAATTAAATGGCGTAAACCCGCCGGGCTTCTTATTGCCCGAAATCAGGAGAGTTAGTTATGCGTAATACCGAAACCCGTAATTTTGATGCTGAAAGTGACGCACTGGCCGTAATGCTGACCGCTGCTAAAAACGAAGAGCGCAAAGGCCGTGCTCTCGCTGTTTCAATCCGCCTCGAGGCGCTGGCCGTTCATATCGCCAACAAAGATTTGAGCGGTAAAGAAGCTGCAGAACTGCTACGCCGCGAAGCCACCCGCTACGAAAACGAATCGCAGGAGCTGCACTAATGGCCGATGCAATGGATATCGCGCAACAGCGTGAGCAGGCAGAACGTGAGCGCCTCATCAATAACGCGCGCAGCCGTATCGCTGCACCTTCACGTTTTCTCTGCGAGGAATGTGACGCACCAATCCCGGAAGCGCGCCGCGCTGCAATTCCGGGCGTGGCCTTTTGCGTGACCTACCAGGAAGTCAACGAGCTTAAATGCAAGCATTATAAGGGTGTATAAATGAGTACCATACTGAAATGGGCGGGAAATAAAACCGCCATTATGGCGGAGGTGGTTAAGCATCTACCAACCGGCTCAAGGCTGGTTGAGCCTTTCGCGGGTTCATGTGCGGTAATGATGAGTACGGATTATCCGTCATATCTTGTTGCAGATATAAATCCTGATCTGATCAATATGTATCAGCAAATTAAGGAAGATCCGGAATTTTTCATCATTATTGCTTCCGGACTTTTTAAGCAAAATAGCGAGGATGATTTTAGGCGCATTCGGCACGGTTTTAATCATGGGAAATCTAGCGGCAAAGTTTGGCGCGCTGCCGCATTTCTGTATCTCAACCGCCATTGTTACAGAGGATTATGCAGATATAACAAAAGTGGAGGATTTAATGTTCCGTACGGCAATTATAAGAAACCTTATTTCCCGCATGCCGAAATTCTCGCATTCGCTGAAAAGGCAGCGCGTGCCACATTTATCTGTGCCAGCTATGAAGAAACGTTCACATTGCTGCGGGGTGGTGATGTCGTTTACTGTGATCCGCCCTATTACGGAACATTTAATCAGTATCACTCTGCTGGATTTGCGGCGAGAGAGCAGGGGACGCTGTCAGCATTGCTATGTGACCACGTAAATAATGGAGGTTCGGTTGTTGCATCAAATAGCGACACTGCGCTGATTCGTTATCTTTATCGCGAATTCCAACTCCATCAAATTACGGCAAAGCGCAGCATGGGAGTGGCTGCCGGAGAGAGTAAGTCTGCATCAGAAATCATTGCAGTCGCTACGCCACATTTATGGATTGGATTTGACCCGGCTGGCGCTGACGATTACACCGGTGTGTGCGGATGACTAAAATTGCTTACGCTTACCCGTGGAATGCCCCACAACAAGCAATAGCCAGCCCATATCTTACCTATGACCAACAGTATCGCCGCGATCGTATGTTCGCGGCTTTGCTGCATGCGAGAAAGGTGCTTTCTCTCCAGCCTGAGTGCGTGCGTTTTGATGTTTATCGCACAGCTGCGGTGTTGGAGCAAAATCAGGGCAGTCAACGAGCCAATGCTTTTTTAATCAGCTTCTGC